TCCACCTAAAGCACGAACATAAGCTCTTGCAACATTTTGAGAAACGTAGATATACAAATCTTCTTTTCCGTAGAGTGCAGCTGGGATGGAAATCCAATTAGAGCAAATGACTTTAGACAATGGTACTGTTATCGAAGCGGAAGTATTCGAAGCAGGTCAAGCTGTGTTTATTGTTAATGGCGAAGATAGAGTTGCCTTGCCAGTTGGCGAGTATATTCTTGATAACGGAATGATTTTAGTTGTTGCAGTTGAAGGTGAAATTGCTGAAATCAAAGAAGCTGCACCTGCTGAAGAAGCTGAAGCTCCTGAAGTAGAAGTAGAAGTTGAACAAGCTGCTGAACCTACTGCACCTAAAAAAGTAATCGAATCAACTGTTAAAGAGTCACATTTTTCAAAAGAGGATGTAGATGCTTTAAAGTCTGAAATCGAAGCATTAAAAACAGAATTAGCGTCTATGAAAGAAGTTAAAGAAGTAGAATTATCTGCTCAACCTTTAACGCATAACCCTGATGCAAAACCAAACGTTGAAAAAATCTTATACTCACAAAATAGAGTGATGACAACTTTTGATAAAGTAATGAGTAAAATTGCTAACTAAATAAATTAATAAAAAAAAATGGCTACTACAACAAGTATCACAACAACTTATGCAGGTGAGTTTTCAAAGAAATACATCTCTGCTGCATTATTATCAGCACCTACTATTGACAATGGCGGGATTGAAGTAATGCCAAACGTAAAGTACAAATCAGTTATCCAACGTTTAGCAACGGATGGAATCGTTAAAAACGCTACTTGTGCTTTTGATCCAACTTCTACAGTTACTTTAACTGAAAGAGTAATTACACCTGAAGAATTTCAAGTGAATTTAGAATTATGTAAAAAAGATTTTGCAAGTACTTGGCAATCTATTGAAATGGGAATGTCTGCTTTTGGAGATTTACCAAAATCATTTGCTGATTATTTAATTGGACACGTTTCAGCTAAAGTTGCTGAATCAATGGAGGTTTCAATTTGGAGAGGTGCTAACGCTACTGCAGGGCAATTTGATGGATTTGTGCCTTTAGCTACTGCTGATGCTACTGTAGTTGATGTAGTAGGTACTACTATTACTGCTGCTAACGTAATCACAGAATTAGGTAAGGTGGTTGATTCCATCCCAGCTGCACTCTACGGAAAAGAAGATTTGTATATCTACGTTTCTCAAAATGTTGCAAGAGCTTATGTTCGTGCTTTAGGTGGATTTGGTGCTTCAGGATTAGGAGCAAACGGAACAAACGCACAAGGAACACAATGGTTCAACAATGGTTCATTATCTTTTGACGGAGTTAAAATCTTTGTTGCTAACGGATTAGCAAATAACTATATGATGGCTGCTCAAAAATCAAACTTATACTTTGGTACAGGTTTACTAAATGATATGAATGAGGTAAGATTAATTGACCAAGCAGAAGTAACAGGAGCACAAACTGTAAATGTAATTATGAGATTTACTGCAGCGGTTCAATATGGTATCGGTTCAGAAATCGTATTATATACTCCAGCATAATTAATTCAATAACTAATAAAAAAGGTGGTGCAATAAACACCGCCTTTTTTTATAAAACAAATATATACTATGGCTTGTGATTTAAGTTCAGGAAGATTAGAAGTATGTAAAGATTCAGTAGGTGGCTTAAAAGCGGTTTATTTCGTGAATTATGGCGATGCTACGGGTTACACATACGACGTAACAAATACAGATGTAATTGATGCGGTTGCAGGTACTCCATCTGCATACAAATACGAGTTAAAAGGTGCAAGTACCTTTACTCAAAACGTGAATAGTTCAAGAGAAAATGGAACTACTTTTTGGGAGCAAGTTTTAGAATTGTCTTTCAAAAAATTAACTGTTAAAGACCATAAAGAATTAAAACTTATGGCTTATGGAAGACCGCAAGTTATCGTAGAAGATAACAATGGTAATTTCTTTTATGCAGGTTTAGAGCATGGATGTGATGTAACAGGTGGTACTATTGTAACAGGTGGAGCAATGGGTGATTTAAGTGGATATACTTTAACTTTAACAGGTCAAGAAAAAGCACCTGCTAACTTTATTGGTGATACTTTAACCGCTGCAGGATTTACAGTTGTTGTTGGTTCTTAATTAACAACATTAATATTTTTTAAAAGCGTATCTTAATCGGTACGCTTTTTTTGTTTAAAAACAATTTTATAAGATTTGTGTTTTAATAATAAATAACTACTATGATTATTTTAAGAGAGCAAGAAACCGCACAAACATTAAACGCTATAATATATGGTAGTAATGCCGATACTATTGTTTTAAGAGATGAAGAAACAAATATTGAAACTGAAATTGAATGCGTATTTTCTATTTATAAATACTACGCAACTACTTCGGTTATTTTACCTATAAAAGAAAATAAATATTATACTTTAAGTATTAAAGATTCAACAATGAATGATAATGTAGTTTATAGAGATAAAATATTCTGCACTAATCAAAATTTAGAAAGATATTCTATAAATAATGGGCAATACGTTCAACATACAACAACAAACGAATATAAAATATATGAGTAATATACACATTTTAAATTTAAGTGCTTACACAAGTCCGCAAATAAACGAAAGTAAAAAAGGACAATATGTTGAGTATGGTGCTGATAATAATTACTTTCAGTTTCTAATTGACCGCTATTTATATAGTACTACAAATAACGCTATTATAAGCGGTTGTAGTAATATGATTTATGGAAAAGGTATTAGTGCTTTAGATGGAAATAAAAAGCCTGATGAGTACGCTAAAATGCTTTCTTTAATTAAACCAAATGCATTACGTAAAGTAGCACTTGAAAGAAAACTTTTAGGAATGGCTGCAATGCAAATAGGGTACGATAAAGGGAAAGTTTCTTTTATTGAGCATTTCCCTATGCACACTTTAAGAGCTGAAAAATGTAATGATAAAGGCGAAATTGAAGCGTGGTATTATCACCCTGATTGGGCAAATAAAAAGCCGAGTGAAGAAGTAAAACGTATTCCTGCTTTTGGATTTGGTAATAAAAAAGACGTTGAAATATACGTTATTAAACCTTATTTAACAGGGTTTCATTATTATACTCCAGTAGAGTATTCAGGTTGTTTAACCTATGCTTTAATGGAAGAAGAAATTGCTGATTACTTAATAAACGATATTAGAGGCGGTTTTAGTGGTACTAAAATTATAAACTTCAATAATAATATTCCATCTGAAGAAAAAAGAGAGCAAATTGCAAACGATGTTAAGCAAAAATTAACAGGTTCAAAAGGACAAAAAACAATTGTATCTTTTAACGCAAGTAAAGAAAATCAAACAGAAGTTATAGATGTTCCTTTAAACGATGCTCCTGCACACTACGAATATTTAGCAAAAGAATGTTTTGAAAAATTAATTGAAGGGCATAAAGTTACAAGTCCTATGCTTTTAGGTATTAGAGACACAGGCGGAGGATTTTCAAACAATGCAGACGAAATCAAAACTTCTTTATTAATGTATGATAATTTAGTTATCAAACCTTATCAATTAGAAATTATTGAAGCTTTAGATGAAATATTAGCGGTTAATAATATAAAATTAAAATTATACTTTAAAACTATTCAGCCTTTAGAGTTTACGGATTTAGAGAATGCACAAACAGCGGAGCAAGTAGCGGAAGAAACAGGACTTACTTTGTCAGCACACACACACCCTGATTTAGCAGATGCATTAATTGACAAAGGCGAAGTTTTAAGTGATGAATGGCACTTAATAGACGAAAATGAAGTTGATTATGAACTTGAAGCGGAACTTGATGAAGAAATTGAAAAGCTAAATAAGAAAAAAGAGCAAAGTTTATTTTCTAAAATAGTAAATTTAGTAAGTACAGGAACTGCAAAACCGAGAACAAAATCAGAAGATGACAAAGAAATAGACGGGGTTCAGTTTATAACTCGTTATGTTTATAGTGGCGACACAAAAGGCGAAAGGGATTTTTGTAATAAAATGTTAAGTGCAAACAAAGTATATCGTAAAGAAGATATTTTAGCAATGGAAAACGAAACTGTAAATCCAGGTTTTGGTAAAAATGGTGCTTCGACTTATTCAGTCTGGTTTTGGAAGGGAGGCCCTCGATGTGGCCATAAATGGCTTCGTAGAACTTATGCAAGTTTTGACACTAAAATAGATCCTACAAATCCAAACGCAAAACCTTTATCTATTGCAAAAGCTGAAAAGTATGGTTATCGTTTAAGAAATCCAAAAGAGGTGGCTATGAAACCTAAAGATATGCCATACAAAGGTTATACTAAAGAGTATTGGGAAAAAAGAGGATTTAAAAACTAATTAAGCTATGGCATACGCATTATTAATAAGCACAGAAGACGTAAAGAAATTTACTATTACAAATGGTAATCTTGATGCTGACGATTTTATAGAATACATAAAAATTAGTCAGGATATTACTATTCAAAACTATTTAGGTACTAAACTTTACGAAAAGTTACAAGAATTGATTATAAACGATGAAATAAATAATAATGAGTATTTAGCTTATAAAACTTTATTAACGACTTATATTAAGCCTATGCTTATTCATTGGGCTATGGTTTACTATTTGCCTTTCGCAGCATATACTTTAAGTAATAAAGGTTTGTTTAAACATACTTCTGAAAACTCTACAAACGTAGAAAAAGCCGAAGTAGATTATTTAGTTGAAAAAGAAAGGGATATTGCAGAAAGTTATACGCAACGATTTATAGATTTTATGTGTTTTAACCAAAATACATATCCTGAATATAATTCAAATTCAAACGATGACGTTAACCCAGATACAAATAATTTCTATGGTGGCTGGCAAATATAATAAACCAAAAGTTGAGAATTTTAAAAAGCTAAATTTATATTTAGCTAAAGTTGAACAATTAAAAAAGATACAAAATGAGCGATTGGGGTCAAGGAGCGAAAAATAATAATATAGGTTGGGGGCAAGGTTCTGTAAATAATGATATTGGTTGGGGTTCTGTTCACGCTAATAGTTGGTCAGGTGATACTAATATTGTTGGATTTGCTTATGATAGTGATTACCAAGCTATTTTAGACAGAGGTACTGCTTTAGGTTTTACTTTACCAAGTGATGAAGAAAAGTTAATACAAAATCAGTTAGTTATTGATTTGAAAAATGCAGGAGCGTGGACTAAAATAGATTGTTTTTATCTTTTTGCGACAAAATCAAATTCAAATTTTGCTCGTGTAGATTGGAAAAACTTTACACATACTGCAACTTTATTTAATGCTCCAAATTTTGTAAGTGGAAAAGGTTTTCAAGGTAATGGAAGTAGTGCGTATATAGATACAAATTTCAATCCTGTTACTGATGGAGTTAACTATGTTCAAAATAATGCAAGTCGTTATATTTTTATGGACACAGCAAGCGGAACAGGTGCTTTAGATGGTCGTAGTGCTGTTAATATAAACAACTCTTTAAGAGCAAGTTCTTCAAATCAAAGAATCAATCAAGGAACAACTGCTTTAACAGGAGGGTCTTTTGATTTTACTGCAACTCGTGGAATGAAGTCGATACATAGAACAAGCTCAACAAATGTAGAGCTATTTAATGACACAACGCAAGGAAGTAGAACTGCAAATTCAGCCTCAATGACTTCATCAAATCAGTTGATATTGCGAAGTGGTTCGGGATATGGAGCGCATACAATTTCATTTTATATGAATGGTGCAAGTATGGTAGCTGAAAATACCGCAATAGTTAACGCTATAAACACTTATTTAAACTCTTTATAATATGTTAGTATTAAAAGCAAATACAAAGCAATACAACGCTTTAAATTATTACGAAAATAACGGAAATATTTTAGAGTTTGTAAAAGACGGAAACGATAATTGGATAGTAGGAATGAATGTACTTACTGCGGAATGTTTTTATGAAATATGGCACGAATTATCACAATTAGAAACTATTGAATTTGTACCTAATGAGTAGAAAAGAAAAAATAGACTTGTTTTTATCAAAATGGGTTAGTCGCAAATTGACTGTTTTCGTGGTGGCTTCTGTTGGTTTATTTAGCGGAGTTATTACGTCAACGGATTGGGTAATTATTGGTACTTCTTACATAACTATTGAAGGGGTTACTACTATTGTTGAACGCTTAATGAAAACAAGAAATGTCAATTAACGATTTAAGATTATACTCATTGAATACACTTACAATGGCAATTAGCTTTTCAAATGTTGAGGCTACTTTAAAAATATTATTACTATGCGTTTCTATTGTCTATACAATTATGAAAACTATTGAATTAATTAAAAATAAAAATAATGGCAAAAATAACAAAGAACTTTAATCTTGAAGAATTTAAGTGTAAAGATGGCGGTGATATTCCAAACTCCGCACTTTTAAACATCGTTGAACTTGCAAGAAATTTAGAGGTATTACGAACTGCAATAAATAAACCTATTACAATTACAAGCGGTTACAGAAGTCCTAAATATAACACTAAAATAGGTGGTGTAAAAGACAGCCAACATTTAAGAGGTACAGCTGCGGATATTAAAGTTGTAGGAATGACACCTAAAGAAGTAGCTTTAGTAATTGAAGGACTTATTGAAAGTGGTAAAATGAAAGAAGGCGGTGTAGGTGTTTATCCAAGTTGGGTGCATTACGACCATAGAGGAAGAAAAGCACGTTGGTAAAATATTCGTCCCTAAAATGTATTATATTTGGGACAAAATAGCCTTTATTGTCCGTAATAACAAACAAAAAAACCGCTACGTTAATAGCGGTTAATTTTGCCAGATTTCGAGTTGACCAACTTTTGTGTTGTTGTGTGATGCAAATATATAAAAAAAAATTATGAAACCAAACAAAAACAGACGTTATAGGTTAAATAATGCAGAAGTCAGAAAGTTAGGACTTGAATTTAATTTAAGAAATAGATACAGACTTTCAAAAGAGCAAGAAGTAGAACTACTAAAACTTCGAGAGCCACAACATCAAATAAAAAGATTATTTTTTGATATAGAAACAAGTCCAAATATATGTTATGCGTGGCGTATAGGTTACAATTTATCTTTACAGCCTCACGATATAATCGAAGAAAGGAAAATAATTTGTATTTCGTACAAGTGGGAAAATGAAGATAAAATACACTCGTTAACGTGGGATAAAAACCAATGCGACAAACAAATGTTAATCGATTTTGTAAACGTTGCAAATACTGCTGATGAATTGATTGCACTTGTGCATTCGCTCGATCCTGCCTACGCCACTGCCGGCGCTGGTTTCATGTTCAACAACACGACCGCCGCGGAACTCCGCTTGCTCAAGCAGGGCAGCGGCAATTACCTGTGGCAGGATTCGGTTAACAACGGCATCGCCGGTGCGTTCGGCTCTACGCTGTTCGGCTACCCGGTTTGCTGATCGCCGCCCTCGATTCCTGCCTGGCTCAAAACGTTTTGAAGTATTTGCGTGTTCTGCCCAGACTCGCCGAGGACGCGCGACAGCTTATTGATTGAGTTGATACTAGAAGTCGCGCCCTCGGCCGCACTCCTTAACGCGACAGCCCCGGCGATAATGCCGGCAAACGCTCCGGCCCCAATTGTGGCAACCCCGCCCAACGATGTCACTAACCCGCCAAGCGAGCCGGTTAAGGAACTGACAGCCCCAAGCGGCCCGCCAGAAATCAGGCCGGCGAAAGCATTCTGCGCCCCCGACCCGACTCCGGCGAACGCCCCGGCAATCTTGTCGGCCCCAGATTTCGCGTCGGCCGCGAACCGATTGACTCGGTTCGCCGCCTGGTCAAACCCGGCCGCCAGCCCCGAGGCGTCGGCCGTGAGTTTGTACGCCAAACCTTCAACGCGATCAGCCAATTATTCTCCAGCCGTCATAGGGAGGAATGAATCAGGATCATCCGAGCCGGCCGCCATCGCCGCCGCTTGCGCTCGCATCATGTTCTCGACTTGTGGCCCGAAAGGCTCCTCGGCCCAAAAGAGCTTCCACCGCTGGAAAGTTTCTTCCGTCATCCCCGCA